CAAGAAAGTTACCCCGAGCTACCAGAAGAAACGCTCAAAGGTGGAGCATGGCGTCTTGGCCGGGACGGGTAGCGATCATAGACCAATATGATCGTCCAGAGGCCCCCTGGCTCAACAGAGCTAAGAGATGGGGGTGGGCCCCCAATTATATGGAGGCTAAGGACATGGCGAAGAAGCTGAACCCCAAGACAGTTGAAGAGATTGAGGTCACCGAGCCGTTCTTTGTAATCAATATGAACAACGGTATCAGTTCCAAGAAGTTACAGCATTTCTCCGATGTCATTGAATGGATGGGTGAACGGGTAGATGGCCCTGTGCCAACCAAGATCACCATCCGTCAGATGGGATATGGAAGAAAGCGAATTCTCTCGCAGGAAGCTGGAGACGCCAGCGTGCCTACGCCGGGAGAATAACCAGCGCTCGTCCAACAGCGCTAGTTTCAACCACGTGACTGGCCTGACAGATAGCCAGCAACGCATACCAGATTGGCATGTAGACCGATAATTCGTGGGGTATCAACCACGCTTGGGCCAGAAGTCCAGGCAAATTGATGGCGAATATCTGACATACTATGCAACTGCCTTCCGCTGGGCGTGTAAAAACGTAGTCGGCGCAGTTCCCGAACGGGAAACGAGCATGGCGGCGGTCTCTCTTGAATGGGAAGATACATAGCAGTGGGTTATCCGAGCCAGAACATCCTACCTAATGAGAGAAGTGCTTCCTTATGGCGGGTAAAGTCCGAATGAGGATAGACGAACGGATGATTTCGGGCGTCGAAAAGCGGGGCTCTCAATAAGTTACCTGACGCGTGATCAAGGTGGCCGAAAAGACGTATCCTTGTTCATCTCCACACTCACCAATAGCGGTTCGATGTCCGCTCACCCGGAGTGGTGCTTAGGTAAGTAGGTGATTGCTGATGAACAGTAACCTGGGATAGTCACGCAGGCGCAAGGGCGTGTAACAACGTTTGCATTATGTCGGCAGTAGCGTCCGACCCTTGGCTCAGTAGAGAGCATCGCCGGTAATGGAGACGAGGCCAGCGTTAAATCCGTAGCCTCTAAGGAGACTGTCTAAGCATTGGTTCCCTGCCCTTTGAAGGCAGATACCCGTAGACGGCATAAGCGGCAACGTCTCGGTCGTGAGGATTGGTTTGTACCAGACCGATGACCTACATGAGCAGTAGCTTACCTGCTTTGGAAAGAGTTGGGAAAACTGTGGTAAGTCCCGTTCCCTCCGTGAACGTAGGTTCAAATCCTACCAGGTAAGGCATAAGACTTTGGCGTTGGAATACTGCAGGTTCGAGTCCTGCCCGTCAGTTGACGGTGGCGAAATGGTAAACGCGCAAACTGCTTACTGTCGGTGGTCTACCGGGAGTAGGACGCGGGCGCACAATGCCCTACAAGAGAGCAGGAGGTTCAGCCATGAAACCGTTCCGCACTCAAGAGTTCATCACTGTCTTTAATGACTTCTATGTCTGGAGACAGCCTCCTTAATGCTACCAACACGTCGTGGGAGAAGAGTCATGAAAATGTACCCTCCATGCATGATGCAGCAGCAACCAATGAAGGCAAGTAAGGAAAGTAGCTCTGTCAAAGAGCTGATATCTCTCTATAAGTTCATGGAAGAAATGAAGAACGGTAAGCCAGGCGACAAGAAGCCTGATGAAATCAAGACACGCAAGGGAAGTTGGGCTTGGGTCGAAGACCCTCCGGATACAAAGAAGTACTCGTTCGTCGAGGTCTTTGGTATATCTTGCCTGTTAGCCTTACACCTCGCAGCAGATCAAATCGGTCTGGGGTTATATTTACTCCATGCCTTCGGGATTAAATGAAATCAATATATACAGTTGTGGATGATATTTACTCCACAGTCGAAAGAAAGGATGGTTGGTTTAGCGATGCAATCGCCAACAACCTCTCTACCAACATTGTCAGAAGCCTCCAAGGCCAACTTGGCCAACCGAGAACGGCTCGCCTCCGTCTCTCGCAGATGGGACCGCGTTGTCCGAAAGCACTTTGGCATTCCATACATACACCGGAACTTTCTGAGCCTCTGCCGCCGTGGGCTGAGATCAAGTACTCATATGGCCATATTCTAGAAGCCCTGGTCATCTCCCTCGCCAAGGCGGCAGGGCATGATGTCCAAGGGGAACAAGATGAAGTATCCGTCGACGGCATTCTCGGTCACCGGGACTGCGTACTTGATGGTTGCATTTGTGATGTTAAATCTGCTTCTAGCCGTTCTTATCAAAAGTTTAAAACCGGGTCGATCAAAGACGATGATGGTTTCGGCTATCTGGATCAACTCGACGGTTATATACTCGGTAGTCTTCACGATCCTTTGGTTACTGTAAAGGACCGAGGATATCTTTTAGCCATTGACAAAACATTAGGACATATGTGTATCTATGAGCATATTCTCAGGGAACGAAGTATCAGAGATCGAGTGGCTGCCTATAGAGAAATCGTTAGTCGAACAATATCTCCGACTTGCGAATGCGGGACGAGACCACAAGGAAAGTCTGGAAACATTGAATTGGATATGCGAGCGAGCTATAATGATTTCAAGTACGTTTGCTTCCCAAACCTCCGTACCTTCCTCTACGCGAGTGGACCTACGTACCTTACTACTGTAGTTCGAAAGCCCGATGTCATAGAAATTGACAAGCATGGCAAAGTGGTTTATAATTAATCATGTTTCAAGCATTCTGGTGTAAGATCAAAGGATTGATCTGTGTCTGTAAGATTTACAAATGTCATTCTGATGATTGTAGATTAGTGCAAGCCTGTAAGTTTAAGATTAAGTGATTAAGAAGAAGACAAGAAATAAGTTTGAGGAACGTGTTCATGGCGTACTGAAGCGAGCCAAGGTATCTGTTACGTATGAGTCTGAAAAGATACCATACGTCTTGGCTCGTCACTACACGCCAGACTTTATCTTTATTACTAAGACCGGAAAGATTTACCTTGAGACTAAGGGCTACCTTCGTCCTGAAGATAAGTCTAAGATGGTAGCCGTAAAGAAGTGTAACCCACAGCTTGATATTCGTATTCTGTTCTACGCCCCCGATAAGATAACTCTCAGTGTCCGAAAACGTTTGGACCAATACATCAGATGGGCAGTCAAGAACGGGTTCCGTTGGGCTGTGGATAACATTCCAGAGGATTGGTTAGATGGCAGATGATAATGGTGAAGATATGTTATTCTGGTCTGGGGATAGTGATTGTGTTCTTTTAGATGGTGCTTGCAAATGTCGTAAAGGACATCTTTACGAAGATTGCAAGTATTCAGAGAAGCACGTAGAACCGAAGAAAGAAATCTATCGAACTCTTCGAGTTCTGATCCGTAGAAATCTGAAGATGACTACAGGTAAGGCAGCAGCTCAATCTGTTCATGCAGCGATCGGTCTTATGAAACTTGATCCACGTGAACATCATCGGTGCACTGTTCTAGAGGCATCTGATGCAGAATTTGAACGTCAGAAGCTTAAACCTTCTTTGGCGTTCCACAATAGTCTGTGTTACGTAGTCACTGACTCAGGTAAGACCGAGGTTGATCCTGGTTCTGAAACTGCGTTAGCTTATTGGGAAGAAGAGGAAAAGAAAGATGGTTAGTACCGAAGTGAAACTGTGTTATTTCTTTGCTGGTATGTTAGCTATGTTCTTATTTTTGGTAGGACTTGGCGTCGCTATTGGAATACACTGACGTAGAACACGCCCTTGAGGCGTATGACTTTGAAGAGATAGTTGAGATGAACGACAAGACCATCGAGGATGTCTTGATGGTTCTTGTCGAAGCAGGTTACATTAAACTTCCTAACCCGAGACCGTTATGAGTCATAGCAATTTACTTACTCGTATTGATAAGATCAGAGCCGCTGTTATCCAGATGGATATCAACGGCAAGGCAATGGCAGAGAAACTTCGTAAGAGAGATGAACCTTTAGTTCAAAAGGTTAAAAGATTAGAAGAGCAGGTTAGAGGGTATGAGGCCCTTATGCTTGGAAAAGAACATGTGTTAATTTCTCTTTCTAAAGAATTAGATACGTATCGTGACAAAGATAAAACACCCAAAGAATAAGTTTGAAAGATTGGTCAATGAACAAAAGAAAGCCCAAGCGAGAGAGCGCGGTAAAGCCCGCGACCCTGGGGCAAGACTTGCCAAAGAAACCCTTACGATCCAGGAGATCGAAGATGGTGGATACGATTGAAGGTGCTCATGTTTCTGCCGGAAACATTCGAGCCTGGATTGAAACCGGTCTTCGTTCTATGAAAAAGATTGGAGATAATGATGAAATCTCTAACCTTGGTTTCTGTGGAGTACAGTTCATCAACGGTGCCTGGAAGTATCAGGACATCAAAGGTCTCTCATTAGGGGACTCGTTAACAGATAAAGAACCATTACAAGTCACCTGGAAAGTGACTAACAAACAAGAGGTTAAAGTATTTAAGAATTATGGCTAGGGACTACGCGAAAGAGAACAAATGGGAGGACAGCCCTGCGCAAGTTAAACGTCGTGAAGATCGAAATCGTGCAAGGCGTAAGGCTGCTAAGAAGGGACGTGTACATAAAGGTGACGGAAAAGAGCTTGACCATGTCGGGTTCCACCGCACAGGGTCACTGGCACATGTTGCAACTAGGGTTACTAGTCGCGCAGCGAATAGACGTCGTCAGCCTCCCCGTCATTAGGATTTTCCTTTAGTTACTTTAACCCACACAGAGGATGAAGGACTATGGCGGAACATTCGGTTGCACTTAAGGTTGCTGCAGCTATCGGTGATTTGTCCGATGCAGTCGAAGCTCAGGTGATCGACGCGCTGGTTACGCGCGAGATCAACAAGAGGTCGGAGGCATTGGTTAAGGCCATCGACAAACTCTCTTCTCTGGAATTGGAACAGAAGAAGATCAAAGCCGATATCGTTCTTTACGATGGTAAAGGCAAGATCACCTCGGAGAACTGGTCCAAGGCCAAGCAGGAAGAGCTGACCAAGCATCTCGAGAAGATCGAGAAGTACA